TTCTTGAGCAGCATAATTTCCATCAATAGTTAAAGATTTAAATATAACAGCACCTTTCCAAGAACCACTTCCAACCTTATCAACCACNACATAATTACCACCATTATTGTCAGCAAGGTCAAATATAGGAATATCAAGAATATGTAAAGAAGTATCAGCATAAGTCGNTACTTGTTCATTAGCAATTACACCTGAATCTCCAACTCCGTTTTGAGTATAAATAGTCTTTTGTTCTGCTTCGGCTTCAATTTTTAAAATACCAGAAGAAGAATCAATTTTTAAAATTCTTAATCTATAAGTTTGATTATCTTTTATCAAATCTATAACATCATTAGGTTCTAAAAAGTAATAGTTATTATTTAATTCAAATTGAAATTTATCTCTTGATATATAAGACTGATACATTAATCTTATTGCGACATTTTTAGCCTCGGTTGAATTAAAAACAATAGGGGCTTGTATAGTAGTTATATTAGAAGTAGTGTTTATTTCTCTTTTACTATCTTGAGTATTTTGTTCGTAGTCTTTATCAATATCATAATATAAAACTGATAAAACCTTAGGTAATTCACTTTCTTGAATTCTTTGAGTTCTGAAAGCATTAGAGTCATCATACTCTTTTGAATAAAATTTTGCTCCTAACTCTTCATATTGAATTGTCGCTACAGGGTCCTTTCCCCTAAGAGTAAATTTATATTTACCATTACTTTCAACTCCATCAAAATTATAAAANACTGATAAAGTATCAATTATTTGTCTACCAGTGATTTGACTATCTCTTTTATAGCCTCTGACTTCCATCATTTGTAATTCAGTAGCATCTATTTCTTCAATACTTAAACCAGTCTCTTGACAAACTTCAGTTACTAAATCTGATAATTTATAAGTTCCGAAACCATATCTAGAGCCAGTATTTACAGCCAAAACATTACTATTTGATTCTGAGTCAATAGTAAGATAAACTTCACCACCTAATAGAGAAGAGTAAGTTCCATTAGTTGATTGAGCACCAGTATTATCAACCAAAAGTAAAGAATTATTTAAATCTGCTTTTAGTATCACTTTATTAGAAGAAGTCATTAACGAGCAGTCAATAGTATAAACATAACTTGTATCGCCACCATTAACACTACCAATAAAATTTAGAGTGTTATTAGACGGATTGTAAGAAGGAAACATGTTAATTGCACCAGCGACTACATTTACTCTTAAACTTGCCTCTATTGAAGATGTATCAAGGTTAATCTTTTGTATATCTACATAATTTAAAGGTGATGATGGAAAACTTGTTCCAACATAAGAAGTTACATAAGCCTTATTTCTAACTTCATCAAATTTAATATTTAATATATAATGACTTAATCCATCATTATATAATCTCAAAATATTTTCTCTTATGGATAAATCATCTTGTGCTAATATATAAGCACTATTTAATATAGGTGCCTTATCATCTCCATCTAAATTAGAAGTAAAAAATACTTTATTTTGAGTTTTGTTATAACTAAAATTATGATAGTTAGTTCCAGGTAAACTTATGGTTGAAGTTGTAAGAGATTTTTTTGCTGCTCTTGAACTTAAACCATCAACTATATTAAATTCCAACATATTAACCATTGTTCCACTGTTAGTAGTCATCGCTGATAATATAGTATTGCTATCTCCTGCTTGAAATATACTTTCATACATGACAAATGTTCCGTATATATCTTTAATATTTTTAAAAGGGTCATTTTCCCCACTAAAGTTTTGAAATTTATATTGAGTATTTATAAGTGTTTGACTATCAATTACATTAATTGTATAGTTTTGATTAGAAGAACCACTTGATACTAAATATATATTACCTAATGTATCATTAGCGATAGGATACCTTGCTCTTAAATCAAACTCATTTTGAGTTCCTGAATAATAAGCACTATCTACAACTGTCATAGAGTTTTGGTCGACCTTTTGTAAAGATATAGAAGTTGTTTCTTGTCTAAATACATAAAGATATTTATTTTTAGAATTTTCATAAATATCAGTAGGAATTCCAGTACTATTTTCAAATTTTGGAATAATAACTGAAGATAAAGACTCGCTTGCAAGAGAACCTTTTTTTCTTATTATTTCAAATTCTAATTGAGGTAATTGATTACCATACTCTTCAATAGGTAAGTTTTCAAATACTACATAAGCAATACCTCTGAATGCTGGAGTGTAAGAACCTAAATATTGCTGAATTAAAGAGTCAGGCATTTGATACTCATCGCCTTTATAAACTCTCATATACTTCGCTAAATCACCAGTTGCTCCAACAGAACCTAAGGCAAAATCTGCTCCTAATTTCTTATTGGCCCAAACTCTTCTTATTGCTGATATCTCATCATAATTAACAGCAACGGCAAAAACTTACCGTATAAGTATAATTTGTTATCTCAGCAGTAGGGCCACCTTTACCACCTTGAGTCTCCGTGTGTTTATGCTCAGTAAAGCCACCTATCCATATGATATTGCCACCATCTCTCCAAGTTCCGTATCCTTTATGAATAGGCATCCCGTTAGAGTTAGATTGAACATTTAAATTATTTAATCTTTGACCTTCATATTTCTGAGTCTCTTGAAATAGAGCACCACCTACCATAGAACCAAGGGCATAGCCTATCTGACCACCAATACCAGGTAATATAGCATTACCTATAAAACTACCAACCGTTCCTAATACTAAAGATGCCATTATATTTTTTACCTTATTTATTATTATTATATATTATTATAACTTATGCTTCAATGTTATGAAATTCAAAAATTGATATAACTCTATTTTTCCATTTTTCATCAAAATCATGTATAACTACTTTACCTATACCTTCATAAGAATGTATCATTTGATTATTAGGCATATATAAACCTAAGTGCTGAGGTTCTCTATGAAATCTCATCAATATAATATCACCCTCTTTTAATTCAGATATAGGCTTCTCTCCTTTGGTTCCTTTTAACAAAACATCTCTTAATGTTTTCCCATCTGGAATTCTTGAATAACCTTTGATATCTTCAACCTTATCTTTATATAATTTACATTCCTGAGATATACCAACTATCAAACCAGCGCAATCTAACCCTACACCTTTAAACCTACCTTGATGATGAAAAGGAGTTCCTAAATAAGACATGGCAACTTCACAAACTAATTTTCTTGATACTGAATTTTCTTCCATATTAAACCTTTTTTTATAAATTATTATTTAAAATTTGAGAAGTAATAGGAATATAAGGTTCACCTCTGAAATTTACAGCATTACCAAAATCATCTTGACAACCTTTAATTGTCTTATTACAACCTCTAAACACTTCAAATGTATCACTTATATTAATAATATAATTTGCTGGAATCTGCAACTCAATTTTTACACCATCCCAACTCTTTACTTCATAAGTAAGAGTGCTATTTAAACCAGTTAAGAATGTAATCTTCCCACCATCAAAATAACCTATCTCTTTATCAATAAAAGTATATATTGCGATATTGCCAACAACATCACTTACATAACCACTACTTTTAAAAGCAAGAGAATTAACCTTGCATTTATTATCAAATAAATCTGCTCTGCAAGTAGTCTGATAAAGAGGTCCTATCTTATTTTGTAAATTTTGAGCAAGTCCTCTTATCTCAGCAACAAACTTACCACCTTCAATTTTTATCTCTCCTATTTTTCCTTTTCTGCTTATATCAACCTTTGTCCAAGAGTAAGGCTTATCAGCCCAATTTAACTCACCTATAACAACGGAAGCATAGTCATATTTACCATATTTTAAATCTGATTCAGTTATACGGTCATCTTCTAAAAAACCCTCTACATCCAAATTATCAACATTAAATTTACTAGATGAACTTATTGCAGTTGGAGTCATACCACTGAAAGCCTTATAGATAACATTAGGCTCTTCTGAAAATACTATATCTTGGTCAAAAGAAGTAAAGCCCATAGTCTCACCATTTCTAAGTGTTAATTTAAACACCTTTGCGATGGTGGTAACATCTTGAGTAACATGAAGTGCCAANCCTGATTCTAAATTTTTCATATATTTTCTTTATCTTCTATAAGTGAAATTTGATTGACTGAATACATATTNAAATTATCAATAGTATGAGGAAAATCATCTCTTTCAAACATTACCCAAAAATCATACTCAGTCTCACAAGTGAAAATTACCGTTTGAATATAGTCTTCAGGGTTCGCCAAAGTTATGATTCCAGTATCTATATCAACTGAATACCCACCATTAACTAAAATATCATCAGCATATAATTTAAAAGTGCCATCTACAATTTTTGTAATTCTTCTTGAAAAGGTTGAGTATTTCTTATAAACTTTTAGAGNTGATAAAGTTGTTCTTTGTAATTCTGAATTTTGTTTACTTATTGAGTAATCAGCCCAATTTTTAAATCTGAANGAATAAGCACCACCACCAACATCGTAAAAAAACTCTATCAATTTTTCTAATTGTTCTTGAGTCTTTACTTTATGAGCACACTCAAATCTATATAAAGGAGTTGACCATAATCTATTTCTTTTAACAACACCATTGATTGTTCTTATTTTTTCTGTATTAAAAGATGGTGATATCTCAGCACCATAACTTATATCTTCTGGAAATCTCATCGTTATAACCTCTATAAAATTTTGTCTTACTTTATTATATGAAATTATTAAACATTTTTCAATATTTACTCTTGATTTTTAAATTAAACAAGTTATATTAAACTTATACATTTTTAAAAAGGTAAATAATTATGGAAAAATCTCTTATAACAATAACACTAATAAAGCAAACAATACGAATAGGTCCTAAATTTATCAAAGGATATCCTGAAGAGTATAAGATTGAATTTTTAGGTAATGATATAAATAAAGAAAATAGGCATCGTCATGTAAATATAATAAGGACGCCAAGAAGTCAATTTAAGAAAGAATTGAAATCGTTTTTATATAATCATTTTAAAAATAAAGGTTTTAATACAGAGCCTATAAAGTTATGGAAATAAAAAAAGCCCCTTTAATTTAGGGGCTTATTTATTTTTAATATAAGAATTAAATTCTTACATATCTCTTGATGCACTCATAACGGCTTGATAAACAGCCTTTTTCATTTGTCCTTCTGATTGTCTAAATCCATTAAAGTCTGATACACCATTAACATTAATAATAATAGGAGGCATACTACTTGACATATTTGAAGAATCACGATTGTTTTTAACATAGCCAGATTGACCAGGAAAAAATAATTCAGGCCCTTTTTCACCTACTACATAAGGCTTTCCAGCATGAGAGAACCCACCAGCAGCATTACCCGTAAAAGCACCGATAACACTATTTGCTATATTACTAAAGAAATCACCACCACCTCCACCAGTTCCACCACCACCTAATATATTAGAGAAGAAATTGCCAGCACCACCACTTGAACTAGGGTTGTCAAAAATAGACTTATATAAATCATTTGATAACTGCTTTGACACTATATCAAAAATAGTCTTTTCAATACTTTTAGCCATATCTTTTAAAAGCATCTTTGACAGATTTAGTTCCGTCTAATACATCACTGAAGAATGTCCCAAAAGATAAAGTAATAGAATCATTAATTTCTTTAGCAATAGGATTTATCTCATTACTAAATTTAGCATATGAATTTTTAGCCTTTTCTAACTCGTTCTCAATTCTTGATTTTTCATTACCAGTAGCACCAGCCAACTTGCTTTCTAAACTCTTAATTTCATCTTCCATAACAAGTTTAGATTTCATTCTTAAATCAAGAATTTGTTTATTACCATCAATATAGCCTAACATTCCAGAGTCAACCTTATATTGAACACCTTCTTCTTTAGTTGAAAAACTATCTTTCTTTAATTGATATAATTCAGTCTCAAGTTTAAGACGCTCTTTAATAGCAGTCATATTAGTAGAAGTTAATTCATATTTATAATTCTTTTCATTTTCTAACATCTTGATTTGAACTTCTAACAACTTCTCTTCTAATTTTTGTCTATCTTTTAAATCAGTCGCTGGAGTCATTTCAATAGCCAATTTTTGAGCATCTAATACAGCCTTTGTCTTCTCGTAGGTCTGAGTTAATAAGTCCTCTTTTTGTTTAGTATAAGCATCAAAACTTTGTAAATCATTAGAATAAAATAATTCGTTATATTTATTTATTTCATCGATACCCATCTTTTGCATTGTTAATAGTTTATCTTGATTTTTAAGGAATGAATCAAGGTTAGCAATAAAGTCAACTTTAATTTTTGGTTTTCCACCAGTTCCACCACCACCTGAACTAGATGGAGCATCTATAGCAGCAGCAAGTTTAGTTAGTTCAGTATTTAGGTTTTTAAAGAATTTATCTTTATCAATTAAAACATCAGCCTCAAATGAGAATGCTTGATTAAACTTTTTAATAACTGCATCTGAAGTATTAGCAAGGTCTGATAAATTATCATCAAATTTCTTTTTAACTGCTCCAAAATTACTTTCATCAAAAGAAAATAATTTACTAGTATCAATTTTTGCTTTTTCAAATTCTCCTGCTGCAACATTCTTAGCAATATCAACGAGTTGACCTATGCTAGTTACTAATCCTTTTATAGGAACAAGAACCAATCCAACCAATGCTTGAGCCAAAGTTTGAAATACTTGAACACCACTCAAAACAGAATTCCATAACATTCCAAATATATCAATACTTCTTTTAATACCACCATATATTAAATTTACAAAATCTATCAAAGAACCAGTTATTTTTCCGAATGAATCAGCCTTATCAATAATTTCAATTTTAGTTTTTGCTTTGCCTAATTCATCTTTTGTATTAATTATTGTAGTTAACAGAGCATTAACAACTGGTAAAACGGAAGCGAACGAATTAGCCAAATCATTCATCACCATATCTTTTATTTCAGTAAAATTTTTAAATAATTCGTCAGCACCATATGAAGTAGCCTTGACTTCATCTTTCATTTTTTCTATTCTTTCAATAACTCTCTGAATTCTTCCTTCTTGAGCACCGTCAAACATTTGCAAGCCATTTTTACCAAACAACTCTTTCATATTTGCCAAATCTCTTATCTTATCTGAGGTTTTAGCAGCAGAATTTAATATCTTATCAAATACAACTGAAACATCACCTTTTTTAATATCGTCTAAAGATACACCTAATTCTTGAAATGTATTTAATAGTTCTTTATTATCTAATGCTCCATCCATTTTAGTTGATAAATCTGATAAAGATTTAGTTAATAGAGACTGTTCCATTCCAGCCAATTTCAAAGCATCAACATAACCTAAAGCCTTACTTGTTCCTATATTAAAATTTTCAAAATCATTAAGGTCTGCATATTTCTTAAGTGATTCAGTAGCCAAGGCTATTCCACCTATTGCAGCAACGGCAGCAGTAGCAAATCCAGCAATACCTTTTAAGCCACCCGTAATACTACTAAAGGCAGCCTTTGTCTTATCGCTTGCTGTAATATATATATTAGCCGTGTTAGTATTCATTGCCATAGTTAACCCTTATTCTTTTTTATACTTATTATATTATACAAAATTTAATCAATTTTTCAAAGTGAAGAGCCTTTCAACTTCTCTGACAATTCTAGGAATTGAAGCCAATGCTATTTCACTCAATCTTATTTTTTTTCTCAATCTTATATTTTTACCAACTATCGCAACATTAACTCTCTCATCNTTTTTAACAACTTTACCATTCCTTGCCCTTGTAATAGCCCTGAATGGTGCCAATGCTTGTTTAAATTGAAGTGTATTTTTAGCCCAAGCAATAGTTGTCCCGTTCTTCTTATCAAAAAATAAGTTATTAGCCCTTGATAAATCAGAAATTAGATTTTTCATAGTCTTATACCCTATCCTTTTCTTACTCAAAGGAATCAATACCTTTTTTGATATAGGACCACCTTTATCATGTATACCCATCCATGCAATACCTGAACGATATTGAAGTGATGGTAATCTATTTTTATCAGCATTATAAATTTCAAAAACAAAAGATTTTAAAATTGATTGCTTTTTAATTTTAAGAGTTTGTGAAGCATTATCTCTTATCTTATCTCTATACTCTTTACCTATCGTTTTCATCGCAGTATTAACTTTTGTATATAAAGTTTTTTTGAAATCTGCTTGATATCTACTCATTCCTTGAGGTAATAAAACACCATCAAAAGATATGTTTGCTGAATTATTTATTTGACTTGTCATTTTTTACCACCTTTTAAAGTATTTATAACTCCTTGCAATGATTTAACACCACTAGAATTAATTTTTTCATCGTATATATTNTCAAAATTTGATATTGTTTCTTTTATTATTATCATATAGTCCATAAAATCAAAAAC